CTGCCAGTGTCTTGAGTACCTGTGTGCCTATCGGCCTCGCTACCACCGGCCTAAAAAGGATGTCGGTCCCGATCCATGGTACGTCGAGTGGGCGAGGAAGCGCAAGAAGCGCCAAGCCGCCGAAGCCGACGAGTTCATCTTCTTAGGCCCACAGTCAGGAGCGAAGTATGCCGGACGAATCCTTTAGCCCGCCGAAGGTTCAGATTGGGGACTGCGTGTACTGGTACAGCGATCCGCTGACGTGCGCCGAGCCGTCGCTGGGGTGGATTTGCGAGCGTCCGGGCGTGCAGACCCTGAGCATCCTCTCGTTCAGCACCAACACCGGTTTCATCGAGCGGCCGAGCGTGCGACACCGCGACGATCCCGGCCTGCTGGAGAACGCCGAGTGGCGGAAGTGGGGCTGCTGGGAGTTCGCCCCGCAGACCGCCGCCCTCAAGAAACTCGACGGCATGATGGCACAGATTGCCGCCGCTACGGAGCAGTTGTCGCTTGCAAGGAAGCAGAACGGTGGAAACGCAGCCCAGAACCGGTGAAGACGCCCTGCGGTCGATTGCGCAAGGGTGGCTGAAGAAGATCGAACTGAGCCTCAAGCACAAGCGTCCCTTCAGTGAGGACGGCAGGGAGGCGATGTCGTTTTTCGACGGCCCGCACAACTGGTTCTGGAAGGACACCTACGCACGGCACGAGTACGGGTACAGCCGTGCCATTGCCCCGCCTGCGTTTCGCATGCAGGTGAACCGCGTGTTTGAGGCGGTCAAACTGTTCGGCTCCGTGATCTACCACCGCAACCCGGTGCGGAACGTCTCTCCCGCCCGCTACCCGTTCGTCACGCCGGAAGTCGTCGGCGTGGTGGACGAGCCGTCCATGATGGCGTACCAGCAGGCGGCTCAGGAGACGATGAAGCGTTCGGAGGTTCGCAAGGCCGTTGCCATGCTGATGGAGCGGTACTTGAACTACACCCCCAACGAACTGGACTTGAAGACGCACAGCCGCCGCGTGGTGGACGAAGCGATCATCAAGGGCATGGGCGTGTGGTGGACGGAGTTGGTGACGCCTCCGGGCTCCAACGTGTCGTTCGTCGGCTCGTTCGCGGACAGCGTGGACAACTTCACGATGGACCCGGACGCCACCGAGATCGAGGACATCACTTGGTGTGCGAGGCGGTGCGTTCACCCCATCGACCAAGTCGCCAGCAAGTACGGGCTCGACCGCGAGCAGTTGAAGGGGCATCTGGAGGGAGCGAAGCCGCTCGACCAAGAGTCGGAGGCCCAGATTTTCTCGGACACGGAGTACCCCTACAAGGGACGCCGCGTCGGCAAGTCCAACGAGTTGGTGACGTACTGGAAGATTTGGAGCAAGACGGGACTGGGCGACCGACTCAAGGACACGCCGAAGGAACTGGTCGGTGCGTTCGATGGGCTGGGTGAGAACTGCTACATCGTGATCTGTGAGGGGGTCGATTTCCCCCTCAACATGCCTCCCGCCATGCTGGAGGAGCCTGCGGACGAGCAGTCTGGCGTGCCCGAGTCCTTGTTCCGTGCGGCCCAGTGGCCGATCCCGTTCTGGGCGGAGTCCAACGGCTGGCCGTTCGTGCATCTCGACTTCCATCGCAAGCCGGGATACGTCTGGCCGATCTCCCACATCAAGCCGGGCATTGGCGAGTTGCGGTTCCTGAACTTCGCCATGTCGTTCATCGCCCAGCGTGTCGCCACGAGTTGCGAGACGCTGCTGGGCGTGAGCAAGGCTGCGGATCAAGACATCAAGGATCAGATACTCGCGAACTCCGAGAAGGGGTTCAAGGTCATCGAGATCAGCGAGACGCTTGGCCGCAGTGTCAACGACCTCATCAGCGTATTCCAGTTGCCAGAGGTGACGCCGGAACTCTGGCGAATCGTGGACGCTGTGGCACAGCAGTTCGACAAGCGGGTGGGCCTGACCGAACTCGCGTACGCCATGACCTCCAGCCAGATACGGAGTGCCACAGAGGCCAACGTGAAGGCGGAGCAACTGTCGGTGAGGCCAGACGACATGGCGAACCGGCTGGAGGACTCCATGAGCCTTCTGGCCCGCCGAGAGGCGTTTGCCGCCCGCTGGCTCCTGAACCCGCAGGACGTGGAGCCGGTCATCGGCCCGCTGGGTGCGGCGGCATGGGCACAGCACGTCGTGACGATGGACCCGACCATCATTGCCCGTGAGTTTGAGTACCGGATCGAGTCTGGCAGTGCCCGGAAGCCCAACAAGGCGACGAGGGTCGAGCAGATGCAAGCGGCCCTCCAGACGCTGGGGCCGATCCTTCAGGGGCTGGTGCCGATGGGCGTGGTGGACCCGCTCAACGCCCTCATCGCCGACTGGGCGGACAGCCTCGACATCGACGCCAAGCCGTACCTCATTCCGCCCCCTCCGCCGCCTCCGGAGCCGCCCGCTGCCCCATCCCAGCAGCCGCCGCCTGCTGGCGCGGAGGGGGCGAGTGGCCCTCTCCCCGAAGAACTGCCTCCAGATGGGCCTACCCCGCAGGTTCCGCCAGAAATGAGCCCGTGACGGGACACAAACCTATAGAGCCATGAAGCACGACCTGCCACACGACATCGCGAACGCCCCGCACGACGTGCAGGTTCACTACCTGCGAATGATCGAGGCTGGGCAGCACCCGCAGTTTGCGGAGATGTGCGCCCTTCAGCAGCCTCCGGGAACGCGAGGCACTGATCGGGCCTTCATGCAGGGGCGGCTGAACGGCAACTGGATGGACGGCATGCCCAAGAAGGTGGCGAACGCGATGCTGCGTGAGGCGGCACTGGCGGGGATCAGCACGACCGGCAAGTTCTTCATGGGCGGCATTGCGGACAAGCGTGGCTTCAAAGACCCGGAGGCGTGGGTTGATGGCGCTGGCGATGTGCTGCGGGTCGCCAAGAAGCGTGACCTAGAGGTGCATGGTGCCGTCGAGTACGTCCCGCCGCAGAAGGGTCCGCCGAAGGAGGTGGACATCAACCCCCGCATCCTTCGCGAGCATGTCCGCGAGGCTATGCGTGCCGACCCCAAACTCAAGCGGGGCGAAGCCATCGAGAAGGTCAAGGACAAGATCGTTCCCCACTGGAAACGGAAGAAGCAGTAATGCCCAACAAGATCGAGCGACTGAGCGTCGTGAGTGCCCCGCTGGCGTTGACTGCCAGCGCCAGCACGACCGCCCGCATCCCGTTTTCGTCCACTGCCGGTGCCATCTTCACCGTCGAGGCGGTCAGCGGGGCGACCACCATCAACTGGTTCGTTGCGATGGGCACGGAACTGACTCCGATTGTCGCGAACGACGGGAGTGCCGCCGTCACCACCGCCATCGCCAACAACACCGCGTACCCAGTGCCTGACGCACTGTTTGCGGCACCGTTCATCGTGCCGGTGCTGAACTCCGGAACCGCCACCATTCGCATGGCGTTCAAGGGCTGATGTATTACGCTGCGCAGGACATCATCGAGTATCTGATGGCGTCCACGAACGGCGGCGCTCAGGACAGCGAGCATCGACTGCTGCGCGCAGCCGCCCACAACGGCTACCGGGACGTGATTCACGCCCGCGACTGGAACTGGCACATCAGCGAGGCCACGCTGTCCGACGACACGCTTGTCGGCAGCGGCGACGGCATCACGACCTACACGCTGCCCGAGAACGTCAAGAACATTGACGCCCTCGTGCCGCCCGAGAACGTCTCGACGCCCACCGTCTACGTCACCCCGACTGACTGGTATCGGGTGGACATCAAACTCCCGACGCTCAACTCGCCCATCTACTGGACGATCATCAAAGACCCGGCCGCTGCGGATCGCTGGCTCCTGAAGTTGGCTGGCGACCCCCAGACGGCGATCTACAAGTACACGTTCCGCCGCAAACCCAAGATGCTCAAGCACATGGGCTATGAGCCGCAGGTGCGGGCTGCTGGCTTCACTGTGCCCGGTGCCGTGAAGCGATACGGAACCGTCAACACGTTTCCCGAGTCCATGTACGGCATCAATCCGTTCACGGCTCAGGAGATCATCGGGCTGGCTGGCAGTCTGGTCGGCACGCCTCCAGCCAGTGCCAAGACCGCCGTGTCGGACTACCTCGACGTGTCCGAGAATATGTACACGGCAGTGCTGAGTGCGGCGGAGATGTGGATGGCACGGCTCATGGGCAAGAACATCGAGGGTGCGACAGCGATCTACAACCGCGACCTCCGTATGGCATTTGAGTCCGACACCACTGCCCCGCTGTCTGGCACTCGCAATGGCGGCATGTTCATTGGGACCGCGAGGGCTCTGGGCTACTACTCGCCAAGCGGACCTGACACGGGGGTTTGACGCATGCGAGCGCAGGACTGGAAGGGGCTCGTCACCGACGCCAGCCCGTACGCACTTCCTCCGGGAGCGGCGACCGAGCAGGTCAACCTTCGCTCCAACACCTCTGGGCAACTCACCTGTCGCGGCGGCATGCGGGCCGTTGCGTTCTCCAACTTAGTGGGCGAGGAGGTGCTGGACATCTACCCGCACATCGCCAGAGGGCTCGACTCCCTGATCGTGTTGAAGCCGAACGGCGAGATTCATGTGTGGGCAGATGCCTCGCTGGAAGACCCTCCCGGACAGCCGACGATTGATGCGCTGGCCCCATCCAGCGGCGGGGTTCACAGCAACTACATCGGGCAGTTCCGGGCGCACGGGGGTGAGCCGCCGGTATGAACAATCAGATCAGTTTCGGATTCAACGCCTCAAGGCCCATCTGCTGCGCTCGTGGCCGATACGGCGAAGCCATCATCACTCAGGGCGGCGGCGTAAAGCCCAAGCGGTGGTCCGGCGCTATCCAAGACATCGCGTACGACGCTGGCCTTGACCCGCCCGTGAACGCGCCTGTCATTACCGTCAACAACACAAAGAGGTACTACGTCGCTCGCGTCGATGTGACCAAGCCGGGAGCCTGCTACAACGCGCCTCCCGCCGTCACGTTTGCGCCACCCGGTTCGCCGCCACCCAACTTTCGGGCCGCACAAGCCACTGCTTACCTGAGCCAGTCTGCGGTGGGCGAAATCCTCGTTACCGATGGGGGCAAGAACTATCTTGAGCCCCCAGCGGTGTCGCTGAGCAACACGCACGGCACCGGCGCAGTTCTGACCGCCTCGCTCGATGGCACGCCGCCGAGTGCTGACGGGTTGCATCACTGGGAGATCGTGGAAGGCCCGCCGTTCGCAGACGAAACGGAGAACGACGTTCTGTCTCGCGCGGCGTTCGCCGCGTGGCGACCCCTTGAACTGACCATCTCCGGAAGCGGCGGCACCGTAACTGATACGTTTGGCGTTGCCGGATGGGACTGCGGGCCACCGGTCCCAATGCCGATCTACTACACGCTGAACCTCGCCTACACAGTAACCGGCGCGGGCTCCGGAACGGGCTGCAAGATTCGGGTCGGCTTTTACGGAGCCAACTACTGGACATCTTCCACAGACCCGTGCGTCATCAAGTGGAATCTCGCTTGGGGGGTTTCCGGCATTTCGCTCATCTCGCCCGGCACGGGGTATTCCGCAAACTCTGTTGTTCGCGTTGAGATTCGCAGCGGCTATTCGCAGTCTGGTGCCACGCTCACGACCAATCCGTCAGGGGCGAGAAAAATCGTTCTGGAGGGCTGCACTCCCGGCAATGCCCGAAATACGACGACGCCGAGATTCAAGGTCGCCAACCTCTCCATAAGCAACGCGGGCTCTGGCTACACGGTCGCTCCGGAAATCCAGATTCGCTCCACCACCGGCTTCGGGGCCTCTGCCGAGTCCACCGTCACTAACGGCAAGATCACTGCCTTGTCGCTCCAGAGCGGCGGAGGCGGATACCGCACCGTGCCGTCTGTCACTGCGGTGTCGGGTCAAGCGGAGGCGTTCGCGGTCGCCCGCCCGCACCTTCGCGGCAAGTACCAGTGCTACTACAGGTGGACTGACATCACGCCAGAGCCCAGAGTCGAGCCACGCCCCAGCAATCTTTCTCCCGTTACGGAAGTGGACACGGGAGAGGGGACGAGATTTATCGAGTGGCAGTGGGACGGCCCCCTCATGCCGGACGGGCGGATTCTGAAGGCCGAGTTGTGGAGGACGACCAGCAATCAGGCCACGACGCTGTACCGAGTCGCCATCGTGGAGCAGTCTGGCGGCGGTTATCAAGACGACCTGACAGACGAAGAGTTGCGTGACGCCAACCGCACCGACTATGCCGCCATGCCAATCGTCATGCCAAATGGCGACTTGAACGCCATGCGGTTCGTGCCGCCACCCATCGACAAGGCCGTTGTGGTTCGGTTCCAAGACCGAATGTGGTACGCCGTAGATGTCCCGCCCAGCGTCCCGCCAGAAGACTATTTGGGGCCAGAGCCCAACAGCATCTACTTCTCAGAAGTGGACGAGCCAGACAGCGTTCCGAAGATCAATGAGATTGTGCTGCAACAGAACGCTCGCGACGGCGACTCCATCACGGCTCTCATGCCATTTGGCGCGTCTCTGATAATCATGCAGAACCGCCGCTGCTATTCGCTGAGTTTCTCTCGCAAGCCGCTTCTGGATGCGGACATCACGCCGCTCGCGTATCGCGGATGCCTGAACCAGCGATGCTGGGACACGCACGGCGGAATCGGCTATGTCATGGATCAATACGGCGTCTACGCCCTCACTGGCGCTGGCGAAGTTCAGGACTTGTCGGCCCCAATCGCGGATATGTTTCGCTCGCGGATCGACTTCTCTCGCACGACGTGGAACTTCCTCGCCATAGACCCCGTGACGCGGATTCTTAGGGCGTTCGTGTACTTCGCTGAGGACGGGGACGATCCGTTCGATGCCCCGACCCGAGTGCTGTGCTATAGCATCGACACGAAGACTTGGTGGGTCGAGCGTTATCCGCACCGCATTACGGCGGGCGTGCCAATGCGTATCGGCACTGAATACCGGTGCATCTACGCTGGCAAGGGCGGCGTTTACCTGCTGGATCACGGCTCCACCGACTTGGCTCGCGGCACGCTCACGCTCGTGGCAATCACGGATCGAGGTGCTGGGTATCGGACGCCACCCGCCGTGTCGGCCATTGGCATCGTCGGGGCGGAACTGCAAGCCGTCGTGGACGGTCAGGGCGGAGTTGGTGGAGTCTGGATTCTGCATGGCGGACGAGATTCCAGCACTCCCGAGATTCAGATAGGGCCGCCGAACGACCCGACCTGCCAGTCTCCGCGACAGGCTACCGTCTACTGTAACGCCACAACGCCGGACGCCGACACTTCGACGCACCCCGTTTATCGCTACAAGACCGGCAACTACGAATACCCAACTGACGCCACAAAGGGCGGCGACGTTGAGAATCCGCGATCCGTGTCGCTGACCTACAAGCCGCAGCCGTCTGCGTGCGAAGTCTCGATGAAGATGTACTACAACAACTCGCCGCACCCGCGACCCAACATCGCACCGCGAACGCGGAACGCGGGCTTCCGGGCCACAGCGCCGGACGCTGCGTCACGGCTGGACATGGGCAAACTCACGGCTGAGTACGGCTACGACAGCGGCGTGGCAACGTCGGTGTTCTCTGGCAAGACGCTGGAGGACATGCGATCCGCAGACCGGCATGTGTCTGTGGAACTCATCGGTGCCCGTCGCACAAGCGACCCCGTCATCGTCTACCAGTTGGACGTTTTCGGCACCGCAGGGGGTGCGTGATGTCGTACGCCGACCAGCGCGCACAGTTGCGGAACGCGCTCGTGTCTGCCGGGCTCAACCCTGACGCCGCGAGCAGCATCGCAAGCATCCTCGCCAACACGGCTCAGGACTCGCTTCAGTCGGCACGCCCCCGCAGGGACACGACGCCAGACGGCCTGCGAATGGTTGGGCCAGACGACCGCAAGCACGTCTTCCAGAACCTCGACTTCCGGGCTGGCGACCCCGACTACCGGCCGCAGCGAGTCCCTTCCTCTGAGCAGGACGTTCGCCCGCAGCCCGTGCCGAACGTCACTGAGGTCGCCCCGCCGCAGCAGACCCCCGCTGCTTTCCGCGTGGCTGGCGGCAATCTATCGGATGCGTCTGGTGCTGGCGACTCCGTTCAGGTTGGGGTCCGCTCGCGAGTGGCGAAGCAGCCTCCCGGACGGCTCCCGATCACGATGCTCGACAAGCAGTCCAACACGCTCGTCGGCAAGGAGTTGCGGGCCGTTTCGGGCGGCGACGACGGTCGCGTTCGCTTCGGAGTCAGCGAAGGCCCGCGAGAGGTCGGGGTTGGCCTGCAACTGGAGAACATCTCCCGCTACCGCGTCATCACCGGCATCGAGTACGAGCCGGGCATGGGCCTTCGCATCCAATACTCCACCATCTCCGCATGGGACGAGCGAGACAAGGAGACGCGGTGGCTGCACATGAACGAGCAGCGGGTCGTCACGGAGATCGTAGACGACCTCAAGGGTCCGCGAGCCCATACGGCATACGTCCCTACGTTCCGATCTCGCCCGCGAGTCAACGGAGCCGACCCGTCTGTGCGTGGCAATCTGGGCGACGACTTGTTCTTCAACCTCGTCCGCGTCGGCACCTTCACTGGCGGCTGGAACATCGGGTCCACGAAGACTGTCACGCAAGTCTGGCCCGAGAGCGGCCGGAACGTGCAGGTGATGAACGGGACGCTTGCGGTGGCCGACACCGCCGAGACGAAGTACGTCCTGTTCTTTGCCCGCACTGAAGACAAGAAGGCTCCGGAGGAAGTTCGCGGCGAGGACGAGAACCCGCTCCCCAAGATCGTCACTGGAAAAGAACCGGCGGTGGCGTACTACGCCATCGAGATTCAGCACGCCACTGAGTGCATCGCCTTCTCGTCGCTCAACGGGAAGCGAGTTCAAGACCTTACAGGCTTCGACAGCACTAGGATTCAGGCGCTCACGCACGAGGTCGGCAATCCTGCATGCCTGCGATGGGATGGTGCCAAGATTGATGTGGTCACGGACGTTGAGTTCTCTGGCGGGGCGATTACGGTCTACAAGACGCCCATCTACGTCCTGAAGGCCGACGCCGCATACATTGACGGCTCGCTGGCGTTTAGCCCTGTGACTGCTGTTGAAGAACTGGGGTTCGACGGAACCAACCTGTACGGCGAACGCAAGACGTTCTATGCCATTTCGCCATCGACCGCACCCGACACTACTGTCCCGACCTACGCAATAAACGCCCTAGAAAACCTGTCTCTCGGCGGCGCAGGGCTTTACGCGGATGTCAACGAGTTGCGTGTGTTCCAAGTCACCCCGAAAGACCCAGAGGAAGTGCCGCTTGACGACGTGGAGGCTGGCGGTTGCGTTGTGTTGGGCGAAGACGAACTGACACAGGACAAGGTGACCTTCCGAGCCTTCAGTGCCGGGTCAGGCTACTGCACGTCGATTCCGCTGACGGACTGTGAAGACGAAGAACCTCCGCCTGACCCTCCGCCCGCGTGAGAGATTGACTGTGGGACTGTACCGATACGAAGGCAAACTTCTGACTCGCGATGGCGCGCTCGCGACTTCTGCGAACTGTTGCTGTGGCTCTGTTCCCAAGTGCTGCGGCATACCGGAGAACTGCGTGCTGAGCCTGACGTGGGGCGATGTCACGTTTATCTACAACCCTGCCACCGGGTTCTTTGAAAGCGAAGACGACCCTACTTTTACGTTTACAGGCGTCAGTTTCGGGTCGTGCGAGGAGAGGCCGACCACGCCCGAGCCCGTTTGGCCGGGATGGGAGTATCGTGAGTGCTGTCTGTCCGCATCCATTGCCGACACCCCCTTGAACGGAGAGTTGAACTGCCTGTATTGGGCAAAGTACGTCTTCACAATCCTCAAATGCGTACAGTGCTGCGACACGAGCGCACCAATGGAGGCGATTGGGTGTGAACTTTCAGAGACGGTTGTCATCTTTACGGACAACGATGGCAACCCTGTGCCTCCCGGCCAGGATTTTCCATGCGCCCCATTTATCCCTAACCTGTTTTTTTCGATGACATGCACAGGGGAGGCGTGCAACGAGTTCCCATGATTACTGGTCGCCGCACATCCTTTGAAGCCCGATGCCGACAGCGCGGCACTACGCTCGATGCGGTGCGTGCGTGCATCGTCAGCGAAGACGGTGACAAGATCACGGTGGACGAAACGCATCCCGCCTACCCGAAGGCACCTCCGCCGCCGACGCTTCCCGAGCGGGTGGCGAACTTCGCGGTAGCCGCCGCCCAGCACGTCGCTGCCGGTGCCCCTCTGGCCTCCGAAGGCGAGGTCGAGCGTCGTCACGCGATCTGCCAGTCCTGCGAGTTTTTCGACGGGAAAGCCTGTTCTAAGTGCGGGTGCCCGGTCGTCCGGGAGCGGCAGTACATCAGCAAACTGTCGTGGGCCGAACAGTCCTGCCCGGTCGGGAAGTGGGGTCCAGAGCCCCGCTAACTCCGCCGTTCCGCCTGCCCCTCGCGGACATAAATCTAGCGAGAGGCAGGCACATGCAGGTCAGCAAGCGACTACAGGCTCCCACGTCCGCCATTCAGTCGAGTCGTTCATCGACGTACGACTACAGCGGCCTTGAGGACTTGGTGAAGCGTCAGGACGCCGTTGCTCCGCTGCGGGAGCAGAAGTACGCGGCCCTGTACAGCGGTGACATTCCCGGCTCTGTGGCGGCGAGCCAGAAGATTCGCGACCTGCTGAAGGTCATCCAGCGACACAACCCCAGCGCGACTGAACGCGACCCCGTTGCGTTTTTGCAAGACCTGAAGCGGCCGGGCCGAGAGGAGTCCTCGTCCAGCGGCTCCTACAGGGGCTCCGTGATGGAGGAAGGCGCTCCGCCCGCCATCGAGATGCCGCAGGGTGGCAAGCGGGCTGTCGCCCCCATTGCTCCGGTCGCCGCACCCGCTCTCCCGGCACAGGCGGCGAAGCGAAAGGCTGGCCCCGCCATTACGGACGTGATTGACGACCCGACCGGCGAGCGTATTCGCCGGATCGCTGCAACTGCATGAGGTAAGCGATGTACTACGGCCCCAGAACAGCATCGGTGTACGACCCGCAGGACGTGAAGTCCGCGATGTGGAGCGGCAGTTCTCTCGGCAGGCAGATTGGCACCGAGATGGACAAGTGGCACGGTGCCCTCGACGCACAGGACGCACAGGCTCGTGCCGCCCAGCAGCGGCAGCAGGCTCAGCAGGCCCAGCAGGCCCAGCACGAGCAGTCGCTTCAGGCCGCAGAGCAGCAGCGGCGGGCGTACGAGTCCGAAACCAACCGCATGGGCCAGAGCCAGAAGTACAGCCTTCTCGGCGGGCTTTTGGGCGGTGGCATGGGCGGCATGGGTGGCATGAAGCGGACGTTTGGAGATCGGCCCGCATCGCAGAGGCGTTACTGACGTGGCGTACAGCACCGGATACAGCGCTGGCGGTCGCCTTCTCGGGGGGCTGAGCAAGAACCCCAACGTGGCGGCGTTTGGCAAGGCGAAGGCCATGTCGAGCGCTGCCGGTCTTGGCATGCAGAAGGCGTCCGACGACCAGAGCATGGCTCTCGATCAGATGCAGGAGGACAGCCAGCAGCGCATGCGTCAGGCGGGCAACGCCGCAACCCGTGCGTCGAACGAGTCGCAGCAGCGGATTCAGGAGGGCAACCTCAACAACCGCCGGTCTGTCTTCGACATGGGCATGTCCTACGACTACGCCAGCCAGCGTCGAAAGAAGGACATGGACTTCCGGCAGATGCTGTTCGACGGCCTCACGAGGGACTTCTGAATGGCTGTCGGCTCTGACTCTCGTCTTGGCCCGGTGCCCCGTATGAACAAGCCGATGGGCCCGCCGCGTCCTGCTGCGCCCACGTCTCAGCAGCCACGCAGGTACTCCGGTGCGCCGCAGGTCAATGACAACGCGATGGCGGACATGGCGAACAACCGGCTGGCCGAAGCGGTCGGTGCCGGGCGTTCTGCCCGCAGTGCGATGGACCGTGCAGGCATCTCTCGCGGCAAGGGGCACCAGTACGCCGCCGACATGGCTGAGGCCGCATCGGACGCTCAGGCTCGCGCCGAAGTAGCCCAGATGGAGCAGGGCGCTGCCAAGCAGAACTCACTGTCGCGTCAGGCGTACGACAACATGCGATCCAACGAGCGGCTCCAGTACGACGGGCTGCTTGAGAACCTCCGCAGCAACCAAGCATCCGAGCGGACGGCTCGTCGCGGCTGGGGGCAAGACCTGTACGAGACGATGCGTCGGGGCCAGTTCGGGCTCGATGGAATCCAACTCGACTACATGCCGCTTTTGGCTCGCCTTTTCCAGTAGGAGTTCCCATGTCTCAGGAAGGTATGGACGAGAAAGTTCTGTCGCAGATGAACGCCCCTGCGCTGCGTGAGTACATCCGCAGCCTGCTGGCGAAGCGCGGCAAGCCCCGTAGCGACAAAGAGTCGAAGGAGGCGGACAAGGAGCGGGAAGACCTCGCCGACCTGCACGAAGAGACGAAGGGCAAGACCGCTGGCGTTCCGGTGACCGACGAGG